GGTGAGCAGAATGATTAACATATTGGTAAACATAACACTTTTATTAGCGGTCTGCCTTATGGCGGAAGCTGTTATTGCGGTAGGCGTTACTATATACGGACTATGGAAGGAGTACACCGAATGATAATAACACCGGCACGATTTGAAGACGAAGTGAACAAGATTATGAACGGCAACAGCAACAAAGGTCATGACTTGATGATGCTTATGTTTGAAACCCTTGAATCGTTGGGTTATGGCGCTGGCATCCAAATTCTAAAGGGGGTACACAATGACAGAACGGGAACGGCTGGCGAATGACTTGTTTGTGAGGTAGAGCAATGACGGCAAAAGCATATCTGCAACAGATTTACAGATTGAAAGTAAAAATAGAGCAAAGGGCGCAACAGCTTGAAGAACTGAAAGCAAGTGCATCAGGATTCAAGGCAATCGACTATTCTGCCGACAAGGTTCAAGTTTCACCGTCTGACCGGATGGCTGATGTTGTCGGAAGGTTCGCCGATCTGGAAGAAACAATAAACCATTTGATTGGCGAATACCTTTACAAGAAAGATTTCATCATCATGCAAATCCAATTGCTTGAGGACACACGTTATGTTGATTTGCTTTACCGCCGTTATGTTCTGTTTATGCCGTTCCGCACCATTGCAAAGGAACTGAACTACGATTATAAATACTGCTGCCGGTTGCATGGCAAAGCACTTCGGGCATTCGAAAAGACGTATTTAAACAAGTAGACGAACAAACACGACACCTAATATGATATAAGAGTATTAGACGAATTCGGGAACAACAATCGTTTTCATAAGTCGAAACTCCTTTTTGATGACAGAGCAAGCCGCGCCAACGGCTTGTTTTGTTTTATGCGGATATATGGCAAGCGAAGCGGCGAACAAGTTTTATTCATCGCAAGAATGGAAGGATTGCAGGATGGCATACCGCAAAAGCGTGGGCGGTTTGTGTGAGCGCTGTTTAAAGAAAGGCTTATACAACCCCGGTGAAATCGTACATCACAAGGTGTACATCAATGCTGACAATGTAAACGATCCGAAAATCCTGACGGATTTTAACAACCTTGAGTTGCTTTGTCGGAAATGTCACGGCGAAGAACATGACCGCGTGAAAAAAAGATACAAAATTGATGCGTTCGGTCACGTTCTGATATAGCCCCCCTAAAATTTTTAAAAATTTTCAAAAAATCCAGCGGCGTGGGTTCTGTAATTTTTCGAATAGCGAGAGATACACGAAAACCGAATGAGAAAAACGAAACAAGCCAAAGATAATTATATTTGGGCTTATTACCAACAAATTAAAAACGGCAACGTGTGCGTTGGTCGGTGGATTCGGCTTTTGTTTGAGTATCTTGTACACGGCATTGAAGAAAAGATGTTCTTTTACGATGCCACGGAAGCCAACACCGCCGTTGACTGGATCGAAACGCACTGCTTTCACACTGAAGGCCCGAAAGCGCCGGGGGCGTTCTCCCTGGAGCTGTGGCAAAAGGCCGTAATTGCGGCAATCTTCGGCATCGTTGATGCGAACGGTCACCGCCAGTGGCGTGAGGTCGTGCTTATTGTTGCGAGAAAGAACGGCAAAAGCCTTCTTGCCGCGGCAATTGCAAATTACATTTTCCGAGTAAAGGGCGGCTTTGGTGCGCGTGTGTACTGCCTTGCGCCGAAACTGGAACAAGCCGACATCATTTACAACAACGTTTGGCAAATGGTTCAGCTTGACCCCGAATGGCAGCAGCTCAAAGAGATCCTTTCAGAGAAAGACGAACACAACAAGCGCGTGCATGATGATTCGATGCTTGCACGGCATCGACAGTCGGATTTGTTCATACCGGGAACGAACAGCACCGTCAAAAAGATCGCGTTCAGCGCAAAGAAGTCGGACGGCTTCAACCCTTCGTTGACCATCTGTGACGAAATAGCTTCATGGCAAGGCGAACAAGGCTTGCGCCAGTACGAAGTCATGAAAAGCGGCATGGGTGCGCGTGACGATGCTTTCATGTTTTCGTGTTCAACATCGGGCTACGTCAACGAATCCATCTTTGACGAAATCATAAAGCGTTCGACCCGGTTCCTGATGGGCGACAGCAAGGAACGGCGGTTGCTTCCGTTCTTGTACATGATTGATGACGTTGACCGCTGGAACGACATAAACGAACTTCGGAAGTCAAACCCGAACCTGGGTGTGTCGGTGTCGGTCGATTACTTGCTTGAAGAAATTGCCGTTGCTGAAGGTTCGCTTTCAAAGAAGGCTGAATTCATCACGAAGTATTGCAACCTGAAGCAAAACAGTTCGCTTGCTTGGTTGCCCGAAAAGGTCGTTGCAGATGCGTCAGGCAAAGCACTGCGCCTTGAAGATTTCAGGGATTGCTATTGTGTCGGCGGCATCGACCTTTCGCAAACGCGTGACCTGACCGCCGCCACGGTCGTTATTGAAAAGGCTGGAATAATTCATGTGTTCGCAAAGTTCTTCTTGCCAACGGAAAGAATCGAAGAAGCGACGGCACGCGACGGTGTGCCTTATAGTCTTTATATTAAGCGCGGCTTACTTGTTCCGAGCGGTGATAATTTTGTTGATTATCATGACGTGTTCAGCTGGTTTGTTGAGTTGGTGGAAAAATACCAAATCTTGCCGTTAAAAATCGGTTATGACCGCTATTCGGCGCAATATCTTGTGCAAGACATGAGTTCGTATGGATTCCAAATGGATGACGTTTTTCAAGGTGAAAACCTTTATGGTGTCATTCAGGAAACACAAGGCTTGCTTGAAGATGGCAAGGTTCGAATCGGCGACAACGACCTTTTAAAAATGCACTTATTGAACAGCGCAATAAAAATGAGCAACGAAAGGGGGCGCGGCAAGCTTGTGAAGCTTTCGCCCTTGCTGCACATCGATGGCACGGCGGCGTTGCTGGATGCCATGACCGTTCGCCAAAAGTATTACAACGAGATTGGCGAACAGTTACGCAATGAGGTTTAGACATGGGATTATTTGATTTAATTTTCGGAAATCGTCCGAAACCGGTCGGAAAGTACGAAGGCGAATTTAAAATGCTGGATGGCTACAAGCCGCACTTCACAAAGTTCGGCGGCAACATCTACGAATCCGAATTGATCCGGGCGGCTATCAACGTGAGGGCAACGCACATCAGCAAATTACACGTTGAAATGATGGGAACGGCACGGGCTGCGCTTCAAAACAAAATGAAGCACGGGCCGAATCAGTTTCAAACATGGTCACAGTTCCTTTACAGACTTTCAACAATCTTGGACGTGCATAACACCGCGTTTATCATTCCGATTTACGATGAGTTCGGCGAACCTTCAGGTGTGTTCACTCCGTTGCCGCACAAATGCACATTGATTCAGTACGGCGACAAGCCGTATCTTCGATATGAATTCATGTGGGGCGAAAGGGCTGCGATTGAATTGGAATATTGCGGCATCATGACAAAGTATCAATACAATAATGATCTTTTTGGTGAAAACAATCATGCACTGCTGCCGACAATTGACTTGATTCATATTGTGAACCAAGGCATTCAAGAAGGCGTTAAGAGCGCCGCAACGTATCGGTTCGCCGCACAAGTGTCGAACTTCACAAAAACGGAAGACCTTGCGAAAGAGCGTAAGCGGTTCACACAAGAAAACTTCAGCAAGGAAGCCGAAGGCGGAGGCTTGCTGTTGTTCCCAAACACGTACCGGGATATAAAACAGCTTGACGTTAAACCGTGGGTCGTGGATGCCGACCAAATGGCGGTCATCAATAAAGCCGTTTATGAGTATTACGGCGTGAATGAAGAAATCCTGATGAACAAAGCCTTTGGTGATCAATGGGCGGCGTTCTACGAAGGCGCGGTGGAACCGTTCGCAATCCAGTTCAGTGAGGTCATGACAAAGATGTTCTTCACCTTGCGTGAACAAACGAACGGCAACGGCGTGATTGCAACGGCGAACCGTTTGCAATACTTGAGCAACGCCGATAAGCTTGCGGTATCTGCTCAAATGGCTGACCGTGGTTTGATGACGCGTAACGAGATCCGCGAAATCTGGAACCTTGCACCGCTGCCGGAACCCATCGGCAGCCAGTTGCCAATACGCGGCGAATACTACAACATAAGTGATACCGATGACACAAGCGAAGGGGAAAACAATGAATAAAGAAATCAGAACTTTCAATTTTGAAATACGTGCGGAAGAATCCGAAGAACACGGGCATAGCCTGACGGGTCAGCCAATCGTTTAC